CGTCAAAAGCAATAAACAAGGCTTGGGCCAATGTGACTTAGTCATACGCCCAAGTTCTCACACCTATTAGGAGAATAAAATGGCAAAATTAACTAAATTAGCAAAAGTCAACGAGTCAATTACAATCAATCGTTATGACAACGGTTGGATGGTAGAAATTGGCGGCCGCGACAAAAAAGAAGAATGGAAAAACACTAAGACTATGTGCAATACAGAAGAGGACGTTATTGCAGTAATCAAAGAGTGGAATTCAATGGAGTTAGATCAATAATGGCCACAAAAGCATTCGATTTATCTAAATTTAGAAAAACCCTAACCAAGTCTATCGACGGACTCGGTGTTGGGTTTAATGATCCTACTGATTGGATCAGCACAGGCAATTACACACTAAACTATCTCATCAGCGGTGACTTCCACAAAGGTGTTCCTCTTGGAAAAGTTACTGTGTTTGCTGGAGAAAGCGGCGCAGGCAAAAGTTTTATTTGTAGCGGCAATCTAGTACGTAATGCACAACAACAAGGTATCTATGTTATTCTTATTGACACAGAAAATGCATTGGATAAAGATTGGTTAGAAGCATTAGGTGTTGACACTAGCGAAGAAAAATTGCTAAAACTCAACATGGCCATGATCGATGATGTTGCTAAAACAATCAACGAGTTCATGAAAGAATACAAGGAAATGACTGACCGTCCAAAGGTCCTCTTTGTCATAGACAGCCTTGGCATGATGCTTACACCAACTGACGTTAATCAATTTGAAGCAGGAGATCTTAAAGGTGACATGGGTAGAAAGCCAAAAGCACTTACGGCTCTTGTTCGTAACTGTGTTAATATGTTTGGTAGTTACAATGTCGGTCTTGTGGCTACAAATCACACATACGCTAGCCAAGATATGTTCGACCCAGATGATAAAATCTCAGGCGGACAAGGCTTCATTTACGCAAGTTCTATCGTGGTTGCCATGAAAAAACTAAAACTTAAAGAAGATGAAGATGGTAACAAGACTAGCGAAGTAAATGGTATTCGTGCAGCATGTAAAATCATGAAAACTCGTTATGCAAAGCCTTTTGAGTCAGTACAGATTAAAATTCCTTATGAAACAGGGATGAACCCGTACTCAGGCATGGTTGATCTTTGTGAGAAGGAAGGTTTACTTAAACAAGAAGGCAATAGACTCAAATGGGTTGATCCAGAAACAGGCGAGGAATTCAAATTCTACCGAAAAGAATGGAAAGATGATAAATTAGATATGATAATGGAAAAATTCCATATCAAAACTGTTAATAACGTTTCTGTTCCTGAGGAGAATCCTGAAAATGTTGAATGAAACACAAATTGGTGATATCTGGTTGCTGTTTGCAGACTATATTGATAAAAAACAATTAGAACTTGTTGCTGAGAGGTATGTAGACCTTCTAGCTGATCACGGAGTTAGCGACAAAGTGTTGCAAAATGCAACTGGAGTTGATGAAACCCTAGATTCAGCTATCGACTACTATCTTGACGAAGAAGTTGAAGATGATGACGACTATAAGGAACTAGATTTTTAATGTGGTACGCTAAAATTGCAAAAGATATTTCTTATATCCCAGATGCTGTTGAATATTTTAACGGAGAACTTGACGAAGCACGTAAAGAGTGTCGAATCACAGGAAATGTTGAAAAAGCAGCAGCATCTATGCCAGGAATAGTTGAACAACGATTTAGTCAACTACAAGAAATTGAAGCAATTTTAGAATATCTAAACATTGAACTTCGCCGACTTAAGAGTAGTCATTTTCGAAAATATTTAGAAAATTATCAGCGAGCACTTAGTAGCAGAGATTGCGAAAAATTTGTCGAAGGTGAGGCAGATGTAGTTGATTTTGAAAAAATTATCAACGAATTTGCCTTACTGAGAAATAAATGGCTTGGCATTACTAAAGCATTGGATCAAAAACAATGGCAACTTACAAATATTGTAAAATTACGTGTTGCCGGCATGGAAGATGCTAGTTTATGAAAATAGTTCTTGTAACGGGCGGTTTTGACCCATTACATAGCGGACATATTGAGTATTTTAAAGCCGCAAAAAATCTTGGGGACAAATTAATTGTTGGACTTAATAGCGATGCATGGCTAAGTCGCAAAAAAGGTCGTGCATTTATGCCCTGTCACGAACGTGTTGCCATTATTGAAAATTTAAGAATGGTTGACGGGATAATTTTATTTAACGATGACGATAATTCTGCAATTGAAGCTATAAAAAATGTTCAACAACTTTTTCCAAAAGATCAAATCATTTTTGCTAACGGTGGCGATAGGACGGCAGAAAATATACCTGAAGCAGTTATACCAGATGTAATTTTTAAATTTGGTGTAGGCGGAGAAAACAAAAAGAACTCATCAAGTTGGATTTTAGAAGAATGGAAAGCTCCTAAAACAGAACGACCATGGGGCTATTACAGAGTTTTACATGAAGTTTCCGGAACAAAAGTTAAGGAGTTAACAATTAACCCCGGACAAAGCCTTAGTATGCAACGACATTTTAAAAGAAGTGAGTATTGGTTAGTATCGCATGGTATGTGCCAAGTAGTTAGCGACAGCGGACCGGTTACTTTAATGAATGAACATTGCCATACATTCATTCCACAAGGTAATTGGCACAAGTTATCTAACCCGTACGAAATTCCATGCCGAATTGTTGAAATACAATTTGGGACCGAATGTACAGAAGACGACATTGAACGCAAAGACTGATTTGTCCAAAAGGTCAACCATAGGTCTTAAATAATATTGAGGCCTATTTTTTTCTATAAGGTATTGACTTGTGTTAACAACTTGTGTATAGTATAATTATGACAACAGTAGACAAAATACTCTTACAAATTATCAATGGCCCTGAAGAAAATATCAGAGTAATTAAATCTCGCGACATGAAAGTGATGAAAAGTTTAGGCAAAATAATTTTGTCTCCAAATTTTATCACAGAAAATCAAGGAAGATTGCTCTTAAAGATTTTTCACGAAAATTTGGAAAATTTTGGTGATTTTTCAGAAGAAGTAAAAGCAGTTATTTCTTCACCTAGTTGGTCAAAACCATTTAGACCAATTGACAAGACTAAAAAAATGTACTTGTCAACTGATGATCTTTGCATTGTCATAGAATTTGCATTTTCTTCACCTTTACGTAAGTTGATCACTGGTATCTGGAAGGAAGTTTCAGGTCTGAGTCAAATTAACTCTGGAAAAATTTATCGGGCCGACCTTACTGAAAAAAATATTGTAAAACTTTATGAAACTTTTGAACCGCATGGTTTTGAAATTGAAGAAAAAATTCACGATTTTTACAAAACCATAAAATCTTGGTCAAAAATTGAGGTCAAAAGTCAATTTTTGCTGACAAACTTTTCACATGCAAATTTTCAAAAAGCAATAACTCAAGACCTCGGCCTTGAAACGCCAATTGATCAAAACATTATTAAAGACAGAAGTATGCGATATCAGTATTTTTTAGAAAATGATGAAAATACTGAAAATTTACCGGAAAATTTGACCGAAAAAATTGCTTTTAGAAAAAGTAACAAGGTATGGATCAATAGATCAGAAACAAGCCTTGACGAAATTTTTTCAAGTCTGTTAAAATTAAAAAGATTACCAGCATTAGTTATTTTTGATCACAACGATTATAAAAGATGTTTTGAAGACCTCAAAAATCTCCACGAAAATTTAGAAAAAAATGGAATTTTTGAAGGTGTTGGAATATACTTTAGATTACCCAACGACGAACAAGGAACTCAGTTCAATAAATTTATTGCTGATCATCAATACAACGTACAGCTTGATGAAAAAACAAAAATCGTAGGTGTGCAAAACGGAAAAATTCCAAAATTTTTCCTAAAAAATGCATGGAAACCAATGAGTGTTATTTCTATTGGAAATTCTATAAAACAAACAAAAACAGCGGCGTATGCAAATTGTTGCGACTTGGTAATTTCTTATACAGACTCGCAACCGCTGATTGAAACAGGAAATTTATGGCTGTCAAATTAGTTATAAAAGACGAAGTTAATATTAAATTTGAAGGTTTACCGCTAGATGCTCGTAAAAAATTAGCTAACACCTTTAAATATGAAATTCCTTATGCACGATATCATCCTGCGTATAAGTTAGGTCGGTGGGATGGTATGGTTAGTTTATTTGGCCTCGGCGGCAACGGCTATTTGAACCAGTTAGAAACAATATTACCTATATTATCTAATCTAAATATCAGTGTTGACGAGTTAGAAGATCTTCGCTCAACATCTGCAATCTCGTTTCCAAAAATAACAGAAACATATTGGGCAGATCAAGGTAAAGTATGGCCTAAAGGTCATCAGTTTGCCGGTGAACCAATCATGTTAAGAGATTATCAAGTCGATGCAATTAATAAATTTTTAGAAAATCCGCAAAGTATACAAGAAATTGCAACAGGTGCTGGCAAAACAATTACAACCGCTACTTTAGCACAAGTTTGTGAGAAATATGGGCGTACAATCACTATTGTACCAAATAAAAGTCTTGTAGAACAAACAGAAGAAGATTTTATAAATTGCGATTTAGATGTTGGAGTCTATTACGGTGATCGCAAAGATCTTAATAAGACACATACAATTTGCACTTGGCAAAGTCTAAACATTTTAGACAAAAAATCTAAAAATCAAGAGCATGAAATCGTAACACTTGCAGAATTTCTCGACGGTGTCAAAACAGTTATTGTCGACGAAGTTCACATGGCAAAAGCCGATGTCTTGCGTAATCTTTTAACACAAAACTTATGTAATGCACCCATTCGGTGGGGGTTAACTGGAACTGTTCCAAAAGAAAAATATGAACACGAACAAATTTTTGCCAGCATTGGTCCAGTAATAGGTGGAATTAAAGCACACGAATTACAAGAGATGGGTGTGTTATCTAACTGCCATGTAAATGTAGTTCAGATGATAGATCTTCCAGAATTTAGAAGCTATGCAGAAGAATTAAAATATCTCGTGACAGACGAGAACAGAATGTTGTATATTAGTAACTTAATAAGACAAATCAGTGAATCAGGCAACACACTAGTACTCGTAAACAGAATAGACTCAGGCAAATTCCTAGTAAATGAATTAGAAGGATCAGTATTCATTTCAGGAGAAGTAAAGACAAAAGATAGGAAAGAAGAATATGATGAAGTTAAAACTAGTAATGAAAAGATTATTGTGGCGACTTACGGTGTGGCCGCTGTTGGTATTAATATCCCTCGGATTTTTAATTTGGTTCTTCTTGAGCCCGGAAAGAGCTTTGTCCGCGTTATACAGAGCATTGGGCGAGGTATTAGAAAAGCAGAAGACAAGGACTTCGTTCAGATATGGGACATCACAAGCACCTGCAAGTACGCCAAGCGACACTTAACAGAGCGAAAGAAATTTTATAAGGAAGCCAAGTATCCGTTCACATTAGAAAAAACGGACTGGACTAAGTAAGGAACTATGCAGATATTAACACTAGACAACGTAACATTCAGTTTAAACAATTTACCAGACGAAGTAGATGAAAATACAAGATTTGCTGTATTAGACAACAGTGATCCAAGCAATCCAGATTTTTTCTTCATGCCTTTGATATTCTTAGAATCATTTAATAGTCCCGCAATGGTATTAAGAATAGGTGAAGATGAAGTAACTATGCCAATTGATTGGAGTATAGCAGTAGGTGATAGCACAGCAGCAAGTGATATAGAAATTTTACCATTAACTAGTCTAAATGACAGAGGATTTGAAGCACTATGCTTTAATCCACTAAGTAGTTTTAGAGTTGAGTTTAAAAAAATTGAAATAATAAATTTTTACAACGACGTTAAATGGTATTTTCCTAAAATGAAAAACGGCCAATTGTTGGCCATCCCAACAAGATTCCAAGAAAAGCCAAATTGTGCTTACTTTGTTAAAGAAATAAGCAGACAAAGTGAAATTATACAATTAGACAAGATACTATGATTGATAAAGATTGGTTAGAAAGAATCACAATCGCATATAAAGCGTACCCGTACCCAAACAAAGATATTGAACAATTTATTCAATGGATTTATGATCAGTACGGTATTGTAAAACCGGAGAAACGAGATGGGAAGTCTTAAACCCGGTGCTACGTATGTCTACGAGAGAGCCAACGGCCAAGTGTATGCTAGAGAACTTGGGTCAGATCCGTCTACTAGAAAAGTTATTGGTTATGACTTAGATTCATCTCCTGAACGAAGAAATTTTACAATTTGGAACGATATTCTGAAAGAATCAGAAACCAATCCTGCTTTACAAAAAGCATTGGACCGTGTTATAATGTTATATAAATTGAGTAAGGAAAAATTAGAATGAGTTTGAAAGTTGCATATTTTGCTCCAACAATAATGGCTATCGATCAAGTGCCAGCAGGTACATTTAGTCAAATTTACAATTTGGCAGAAACGTTGCACGGTCATCCTGAACTTAATGACTCGGGCAATCCTGCACTTAGTATCAGAGGAGGACAACAGGTTCAAGTTTATCCCAACGAATTAGGTTTAGATGTTGGCTGGTTAGTAAAATATCTTGAAGAACTGTGCGTTGGATATATGGAACTCGTAACTGCACAATGTGGCACAGATGAATTAAAATATTGTAAGCCTGTAATTAATAGTATTTGGACTATACAGCAAGGACCAGGACAGTATCAAGAAATGCACAGTCACCCTGCTGGCAATTTAAGCGGCAATATCTACATTAAAGTTCCTGATTTTGATTTAGATAAACTTCCTAGTGATGGACAAATTCTTTTTAGAATGCCACAAACAAAAGACATAACAAAGTTTATTATGAACGATACTTGGAAATTTACTCCGCAACAAGGTGCAGTTATTTTATTCCCAAGTCATATCCCGCATACTGTTTATCCATGGAAGGGCACAGGACATCGAACTGTAATGGCGTTTGATGCTGTATTGAGGCCAAAAGATGAGTGAAAAAATTGAATTAAAAGAAAAAATTCAAGCAGTCGATCAAAACATCCGCGAGTTGTGGGATGCTATGGAACCTGATCAACAAAAAAGTCTAAAGAGTGAATTTTTTATTCTTAACAGATATATTAGCAATGCAAAAACATCTAATACTGAAATTCAACAACACTTTGTATTGACAGTCAATGAATACTTTAATAAAAACTGGAATGATTTACAAAAACATCCTAAGTTACTTTGGCTATTGTTATGTATGTGCAGTTATGATGGCAAGACACAATTTTACCATGAATGGATAGGTAACAAAAAGAAAACAGGTAGCGATAGTAAAAAAGTAAAATTCTTAACTGAAATTTATCCTAATAAAAAAATAGACGAAATTGAACTATTGGCTAAGTTAACCACAGACAAAGATCTAAAAGACTTGGCTAGAAAACATGGGATGGAAGATTCATTAATTGCGAAAAAATTTAAATGATGTCTTTAATAAGTCAGTCGTATACTTGTCAATACTGCAATAATAAATTTACTAAAGAAAAAACTTTAGCGGTACATGTTTGCGAACAAAAACGGCGAGCACTGGCTAAAACTGAAAGACATGTTGTCTTAGGCTTTGATACTTACAACAGATTTTATAAAATTAGTCAAAATTCAAAACATGAAAAAACATATGATGAGTTTGCTAGAAGTCCTTATTACAATGCTTTTGTTAAGTTTGGTAGCTTTGTTAGTAACGTCAACCCTCTTTATCCAGATAAGTTCATAGATTATGTAGTGCGTAGCGGAGTCAAATTAGATCATTGGTGTCGAGATGAATTATACGAAAAATATGTATTACATCTCATTAAAAATGAACCAGTAGAAGTAGCATTAGAGCGCAGTATAAAACATATGATGGACTGGGCTGAGAATAATTCTAGTGTATGGAATCATTATTTCTTGTATGTTAGTTTAAGTAGAGCAACATATGATATTAAAGATGGTAAAGTGAGCCCATGGCTTATATTAAACAGTAAGAACGGAAAAGAGATGCTGCAAAAATTTAACGACGAGCAGTTATTGGCGATCGGTAATATTATCGACGTTCCGTTTTGGTTAAACAAATTTAAAAAATTACCTGCTGATACTGAGTTGGTCAAACAAGTTGTCAAGGAATCGAATATATGAAAACTCGGAAACTAAAAGATGGTAGTGAAGTAAAAGAGATGGAGTTGCCTGTAACACTAACAGTATATACAAGATGCCCAGAAAAATACAAGTTGGTTGATATGGAAACAGGTGAAGAATATATCGGTTATCCGACGATAGGAAAATCCAGTTGGAGGAAAATAAAAGATGCCTGATATTGATATTGACTTTGCAGATAGATCAAAAGCACTTGAACATTTTAAACATGTAACTGCGACTATAGAAGAAAATAGTACTTTTAAGAAGCACAATACTGGCATATATTGTACTTCTATTCCGTACAATCCGCTAACTGGAATAAGTACAATAGATTATAAAGAAGCAGAAGATAGAGGTTATTTCAAGATAGACTTTTTGAATGTTAGTGTCTATGAAGGTGTTAAAAATCGAGAACACCTTAAACAACTAATGGAGACTGAACCACTATGGGATTTACTGTTGCAAGACGATTTCGTGAACTTATTGTTCCATGTGAATGGGCATGGGTCTATTCTAAGACAAATGGCGCCAAAGTCTATAGAAGAATTGGCAGCAGTACTAGCGATGATCAGACCCGCGAAACGTTATCTGATTGGGAAAGATTGGACTACGGTGATGACGGAGATCTGGACGAAACCAGAGAATGATGAATATTACTTTAAAAAAGCACATGCGGTTGCTTATGCCCACGTAATTGTTGTACAAATGAATTTAATTTGTGAATCAGTCAGTTACGGATATAGTTAACGTGTTTTTCTAACAAGTTGAACTGATTTTCGTTTAACTCGCTTCATTGTTAAGTTCATTAAATTAACAACTGGTCCTAGTATAATTCTGACATCTTTGCTATTAAATGTGCGGATAGCATACGCAAAGGGTTTGATTTGATCTCTACAAATTATACTAATTGGGAATTGACGATTTGACTCCCACCACCAAATTTCTCCTATTTCTAAAAATAGGGTTTTTTCTTGCGGATCCCTAATTGCATTTAAATCGTAAAAACTAGTAACATACTGGTCCTGGTTGATTATAATGCCTACGTATTCCTCGTCTCCGTAGTTTAATACGCTTATAAAGGGTAAATTTTGTTCAATATCGTCTCTTAGTTTTGCCATAAATATACAATAAGGGTTACGCCAAATGCAAAAAATTTCAAGTTATTTATATCCAAATAGAATTGAACTATTAGCCGATTTGGCAGGATTTAATGTGGAGTATACAAACGTGTATCAGAGAATCGTAAAAATTTATAACGGTATTGATAATACCTTAGAGTTCGACATTAAAAATGCCGATCAAAAAAGACTAGAACTAGTTACTAGTCCTACAATTACTAACATTGAATTAAATGTTATGGATGCATCAGGTCAAGCTCTTCCAAA